AACTATGCCCTTTTTACGAGCATAATACTCTTGAAGATTCATTTGAGTGTTGTTCATTTTATTTATGATGTAATAAATAAAACTAGGAAGCGATACTTTCATTTAAAAACCAAGTTTAATTATTTTTAAATGGCTTGCTACGGAGAGTTACTTGACACTATAAATCTTGATAAACTATCAACATACAGCTTCTTTACTGGGTACTTTGACAATCCAAGGATGAGTTTTGTGAGAGAAGACGGAAACAACTTAATCTATTGCTGCAAAATTAAATCCGGACTTGCAAGGCAAAAGAGATACATATTCGCGGTCGTACCAAAAGACTCCTCTAAACACGACAAGGTTGTGAGCCTATGTGATTTGCGGTGGAAGATCCTCCAAACAAGGGCTTTGGACGAAGAGCATCTAGCACCCGTCCATTCTTATAGTCATAAGGAAGATAAAATTAACCTTATCAAAATAACCCAAAAGACACCGGACAAGTCCCATTATTCATGCAAGGCGTTTCCTATATCTATTACTCTTTTGATGCCAAAGAATCAAACTCAACCTTATAGTGATACCGGTACAATTGGTCTTGCGCTAGAGACTTATAACTGCGTTGTATATCTAAATCAATAGCGACGTCTGCTGCGAAAGTTTGCTCTAGTTGTTTGAGCTTGATTTAAAAGACTATATATGAGTACCCCGATTGCAACCAAAAGAACGAACATAATAACCGCAAAAGCCATCTTTCGGATATTATGTTCGTTCTTTGTTTCAGGTTCAGCGTCGAAAATTAATTTTACGTCATTGGTTGCGGGATCATTTACGTTTGTTTTCCCTAAGATAACGGCGATTCCATCGTTTTGCTCGAGCCTTAGTTTTATCTTTTCTGATAAATACACTTCCTGAGACTTTATAAAAAGGACTTGATTTAGATCCGGTGACACGTCGTTAAATTGCAAGATAATAAGGCAGTCGTTTTCCGTAAGATTCGACACTATCTCCATACCAAGAGTTTTAACCGAGGGCGAATTGTTATATATTCCAGATATCGCTATATCAGTCAGGCCATTACAAGTGACACAAAACGATTGATTCAAAAATTTCTTTACTTTAGAAAAAGTTACAAAAGACTGGTTATCAGATAAATAATTCGGATTAATAATATTCGCGGAGAATACATAAACATCGCTTTCTTTTAAAAATTTACTTTTTACCGGAGAAATGACTTGCGACAAACCTTGAAATTCTTCGGCCGACGAAGGTATAAGCTGATCCATTTACATAAGCGTTTATTTTTTTAAAAAAAAATAAACGCACCAAGAGGGGATTGAACCCTCGACCTTTCGGTTAACAGCCGAAAGCTCTGCCTGTTGAGCTATTGGTGCACATATACAAATTTTGTCTTTAAGCTGATATACTCCCCTTCATTCTAAGATTTTTGCTTTTGATGTCCAAAATTTCCTTTACTTTATTGAACTCTGTGTCTCTGTAAGATGCCCTGCTTTCAAAATGAAACTCTACTACTGGAATCACATTCTTTTCTTGATTTTTTAATACAGATGGATTGTCGTCTATAATTATTGTATTTTTTTCGTTGTACCTTTTGAGTTTATATACATCCCAAAGCATACACAAAGACTTTAACCCTTTTTTTATTTTCTTAGACATATCGCAATGGTAAGAATAAAAAATAAAATCGAGCTTTCTCTCGGGCTTTGTTAAGATAAACTTTTCGATGATAAAAAGTGCGTAGTCTTTCGAGGCAGCAGTCCAGACGGCAACGTTGTAATGTTCAAAAAGATAGTCTAAGAAATCCTGCAGTCCGGGTCGCTCAAAAATGATGTAATCTTTATCAAAAATTTCGTACTTGTAATGCGCCATCTTTTGGCGATGCTTTTTCTTATCAAAGGTTTCCAAAATTTCGGCACATACAAGCGTTTGGTCGAGATCAAGAACTACGTTTAATCGCTTGTTCATTTATTCATATATTGAGACATTATTTCAGACACAGAAATCTTACTTCCTGTTTTCTTTTGCTCAAAATTAGAATCAGGAGCTTGCGGCTTGGGATTATCGAGTGATGGCGCGTTCTTCATAATCTGAGACACCGACACCTTGTTTCCTTTGATTGCAGAATTTCTAGGAGGTGTTTCAGGTATCTCATCCGCTAAATTTTCAATAAGTGTGACACCTGTTTCTCGAGAAGCCCGCGGTACAATATCTTCCACAATTGGCGGCGCTACAGGAATGTCATGCGGTCGAGGGGGTGGTTGTGGTTGCATTAGCTTAACAACCTCAAATGCTTTTGTCCCTTCATACTGAGAAGCAACTCCCATCGCGTTTATCGATATGATACACGGGACATACTCTATAGAAAAATTTTTTGTTTTTTTGATACGCTTGCGTAGTTCTTTGTTATCTATGTCAAGATACTGAAACGGCGTGGGTAAATCAAGACCATCGATCATTTTTAGCAACTCTTCGCACATTTTAGAATACTTAGAGTACGCTACAATCCAAATAGTGGCATCCATTTAAAAATTTCGGCTTTTATATTTTAAATTATAATAAATGGAATATGCTTGCGTAATTGAAGACAATGGAAACGGCAAGATAATGGATGAAAATTTCTATAGATTTGTTGGATGGCAGCAAAGCGAACAAGATCTTGACAGGCGATTCTTTTCCGTTCAAAATCTTAAAGGCATTTCTAATCGACTAACAGAGTTGCTCAAGTGTCTCAGAAAAGACGGAAGACCTGTAGTAGTAGCAGATCGCGTCATAGCCCATATTATGAGCGAAGTTTTTAGCAAGAATCGCCCTCAACTCGGAGATATGTATACGATGTTTATCATACCTGCCGCAGAACCGAGAAACGATATAAAAACGATGAATGATATGGTTGTGCAGATTATCTTTAACCAAATAAAAACCGAGTATGAAATGGAGGAAAACAATCGAGGATTGACCGTATGGACAACTGTATTAGGCGATTTTAACAAACACGGGTTAAGACAATATACAGAATTAAAAATAAATGAAAAGAACATCAATAAGGTACGTTTTAATATGAACTATTAAAGCGTCTGTTGAAAAAAAATCACGCGTCTCCTTCCGAGATCATATCGCCACCAGTTCTGAATTTTTGTTGCAGCCTTTTCTCTCGAGTATGCAGTTTTCTCTCGATATTCTATATACTTTTTTATATTTTCTCCGTACAAAATAATAGGGACATGATCGCTAAATATATTCAATCCTTTGTCTAACATAATATCGATTAGATTAAAGCAGTTATTTTCAAGTGCTGTCTGCAAGCATTCGTAGTCAAAAGGTATATATTGACTCATATATAGTGAAAGATGCACATAATTCCTTTTTATTGCCTCTAAAAACGTATCCTTCTCGGGATACATTTTAAATTCTTCTATTAGATATTTTACCACTTCTATTCGATCTTTAATTATAGCATAATAAAAGAAGTTGTCGTCCGGTATAATGTCGGACGATTTTATTACGTCTATATTTCCATCAAAACAGGCTCTATACACATATTCGCGAGGATTCATTTTTATTATTCTCCATAATCCACGTTCAATTTACAAGGTATATTTTATCTTGAAGAATAAAATATAAAACAGTATGGGTATGATTTACAGTACAGGGAAACCCAGAGCACCGCCAGAAATGCGGATGACGTTGTGGTTCAGAGCACAGATGATGGTCTGGTAGGTGTAGTTGGTCTTGCTAGAATCCGCAGGAAGAACACGGCCATCAGAGCTCAGATCCAGAGACACGTTCGTCAGCTTGCCGTAGTTGGTAGAACCCATAGGGTTGATGTCGTATATGTTCAGAGAGTACGAGTACATGTGGTAGCCAGTAGCCGTGGGGATGGTGGGGGCCTTGAGCCAAGGCTCGACAAGAGAGTAGTAGTCGTTGGGCAGACCAGCAAGACGCTGGGTGTTCTCGTACAGCAGAGTCGCGTTCGATACGGGGTCAACGTTCTGGAGGGGCTGGCCGCCAGTGCCGATGTTGCCAACCGTGTAGTTGGACCACTCCGACGATACGGTAGTGTTGCGGACAGAGAAGAACAGAGCCTTTACAGCGTGAGAGAAGCGGATATCCGTGGACGAAGCCTGTTGTCTGCCGAGGTTGAAGGTGGTGCGAGGAGCAGTCTGGACCTGCTCCATGAGGATATCACGAGGAGCGCAGCCCATACGCTTACGCTCATCGTTGGACACAAGCGCGTACTCGCCCCATACGTAAGTGCTCGACAGGGTAGGGGCAGACTTGACATCGGAATCTACGGCGGCACGGCCGGGGCACGTGGCGTTGGGGTAAACTACCAGAAGCTCCTTCCAATCACGAGTCTGGAAGTTGATACGCATCTCGTTGTAGGGAAGAGCAGCCGTGGGAAGACCTACACCGGTATCACGAGTGAAGAAGAGGGGCAGGGGTACGTTCAGAGTGTAAGAAGGAAGCTTCTGAGCACCGTGGGTAAGCTCAGGAACATTGCCAATCATATTGTTATAACCAACCTGCTTGGAAGCGGGTACGGTAAACGCGGCCCAAAAGTCCAAGTAATAGTTGTCAAAGCGGGCAGCTACTAAATCGTTGAAGGTGATGTTACACTCCTTGATCAGATTGTGGCCAAGATTGTGGGTCCAGCGACCCAGAACCTGACCACCATTCTGTACGAACTCTACACCAGATACAATCGTGCGAAGCCATACACTCTTCAGGTAGTCACCCGCGCGAGAAATCGAGGCAGCCCACTCAGAGTTGAAGGTGTTGGCCTGACCCATAGAAGTCTGCAGCTGGGTGGGGATAATGGTAAACCATGTGGCGGTCTTGTGGTTGCACACAAAGTAAGCCGTGGCATCGGAACCACCGTACATATACTTTTCAAGCTCATCGAACGTAGCGACGTCAATAAAAGCAGCGGTCAAAGATTGATTCGACATTTATTATAGATGGAAATTTTTTATATTTTAAAAATTTTTCATTAAAGAGAATTTAAAAATACCCTTTAAATTCTAACAAATGGAAGTAGACATCATCACAGTGGACGAAAGCATTCAAGAAAAATTGAGGCAAGAAGAAGACAAAATAAAAAAATATAAGAATTCGGTTCACGACATAGACGAACTTTTAGAAAAATCTAGCATAGATGTTTCGCTCAGAAAACGATTAGAAAAAACAAAGGCTGAATATCTCACTGCAGTAGAAGACTTGGAAAAAAATCAAACATACAACTTTTATCTCAACGATACTGCAATGATACTTGAAAAGTATAAAGCGATGTTAAAAAAGCCTATAAAAATCAGCTTTGTGTCTCACACTAAACCCGAAGAAAATATAGAAAAACAAAGGCTTGTAGACGAGTTTCTGAATATAGCAAAAAAGTACACAACCATCTCACTTGAGGATAACAATAACGAAAAAAAGGATACGTGTTCCAACTGTAAACAAAAAAGTTTAATTCTATATGATAACTGTATATTGTGTGCATCTTGCGGCACGGAAAGCGATGTTGGTATGAAGTTGATATCGTACAAAGATATGTCGAGGACAAATATTCTTCAAAAGTACACGTATGAACGCCGGTTGCATTTCAGAGATTGCATCAACCAATTCCAAGGCAAACAGAACTGTAAAATACCAGATAACGTGTTCAAGGATCTGGACGAGCAATTCAAGAAGCATAATCTACTCGTTGGAGATGAAAAAACGCCAAAGGAGGTTCGCTATGCAAAAGTAAAGAAAGATCATATCCTTTTATTCCTAAAGGAATTACGATATGATAAGCAATACGAAAATGTAAACTATATACATTCACAGTTAACAGGTGTGAGATGCCACGACATCTCACACCTAGAAGACCAACTCTTGAGCGATTTCGATACGCTTGTTAACTTGTATATTAAACGGTTCAAGTACGAACAAAAGATCGCTCGAAAGAGCTTTATGAACATACATTATGTCTTCTTTCAGTTATTAAACAAAAATAAATTTCACTGCAAGAAAGAAGAGTTTAATATACTCAAAACAATAGATAGAAAAACATTTCACGATGACGTGTTCAAGACCTTGTTCGAAGAGCTTGGATGGAACCACGTACCATTTTTTTAAATACGAAAGGTTCCATCCGGTACACCGCCCTTATCAAGATGGCGAGTTAAACGATTGAACAATGCCACATCCGTGAAATATCTGTCGATCGGATAGTAGTTATCTTTATTCAAAATGTCTTTCATCGCACACAACCATCCTGGTATTATAACAATTTGATTAGACATCAATTTAAAGAAAATCTCGGACATCATATCTATCTTCGGATATACTCTACGAAGATCTGCAAATTCTGTAGCGGTTAAAAAACTCTTAAGTTTTTCTGTAGCCATAAGATATATATCTTGTATGCTTCTCTGAGGTTCATTAATTATCTTGGCGCCAGATCGGGATGAAATTTTTATACGTACTATTTTGTCTTGTTGATGCGTCATCTTGGAATAAGTCAGCTCTCTATTTGGTAAGATTTCATATATCAACTCTTGAAGGTCTGGATATGCTAGAAAGCCGCACAATACTTGGTAAAGGTCGCGCTCTTCTCTGAATTTACGAGGATCGAGTGTGAGAGCTAAATTTTTGCTATCCGGATTTAAACCCAATGCGTCTACGTGTGCATTATCAAAATCAAAAATTTTTACGATACACTTGGTTCTAAAGGTTACTTCGTTACGTCCCACTATATAGCGAAAGCATATAGGATCTTTTAATTCTTCTACTAATACGTTATGAAAGTGTAAATCCGAATGCGAAATCTTGTGAAGTGTAAGACAATAAACTGCATGTATCATTTGGAATATAATAGATGATCTCTCTTCTACTGGAAGCTTTGTCTTAACCAAAAATTCGTGCAAACTGCCCCTTATGTTTGGACTAGAAGCAGTTATAAACGCACCAATACGAGAATTCGGATTATTTACATACAAGGGTGGTATAAGGGTCATTCCACCGGACACTTTACCCAACTCTGTCCATGCATCGATACCACCTATCTTTACCGTCCTTGGAATACACTCGGCTGCTGCGAGAATAGGAATAAAATTTGGAGACTGGACTCTCTTTATTATATTTTCTGTAATATAGATGTATACATCTTTTTCGTAATCCATAGACGTGATCTCGTTGAACCTTGTTTTACTAAACCAAATTTTTAAGAAAGCACGGAGTACTTTCCCATCGTTTAGGGTTATGTTCAATTGAGAAATTATACTATCACTTTTGCCTCCTTTTGGTATAAGCACTGGTTCAACGACGCCTGCAATAGCAAACTTGTGTGCTAACAAGCACGGATCAAGAGTTATCTGTTTAGACATCACCAAGTTAAAAAGATAGTTTGTTAGGTCTATATTGTTTATTTTTACAACTTGTACTGCAGGGGGTGCCGGCGGTATTACAATTTTTGGCGGCGGCGGTATTACAATTTTTGGCGGCGGAACTAGGCCTATCGTTGGCTCAGGGCCTTTTATTGGGGAAAATGATAACGCCTGAACGCGCAAAGCCCCTTTCTTAGGCTTTTCCTTTTCTGCGATTCGTTTTATCAGATTCTCTTTTGTCATCTTAGAGTAACCTAGGATATTAAGCTGTTTAGCACGCTCCCGTAATTCTTTCAAAGTTTTCGGTTGCACAACGACATCTTCTTTGTCCTCTTTTGCCAATCTAACTCCCGAGCATTCTTTTTCAAGCTCTTTGTACTTTGGGCCGCCAATCTTGATACGGGCCTTTGTTCTTGGGTTTACTCCTTTATTGGCAAGCCATTCTTTGCATATATCACTATCCGCAGCGGCTGCTGCCACCGCCACGACCTTGCCTTGAGCGGCTGCGGCCGCAGCCGCGGGAGTGCACAACCTTTTTAATTCTTTGTACTTGGGCCCGTCTTGTTTAATCGGTCTTTTTGTCTCCGGATTCACCAGAGGGTTTTTCCTCCACTCATTACATATCTGTTCTTTATTCATTTATTGTATCACATAAATAAATGATTTTTCTAATAAATGTTCGAATTAATATCTAATTTTTGGGATCGTTATGGATTCGACATTCTTCTCATAATAAGCGTCCTCTTTTTAATCATTTACACCTTCACGCGAATAGGTAAGAAAGGAACATATGATACATCTGTGAACATACCGAAAATGTATCTACAAGAACCGCGCAGAAAGTTAAAAGAAAGTAAAGGAGAAACTATATGTAGAAATTATTTAGAAAAAACATTTGGAAAACCTTTCTCAAAGGCGAGACCCCAGTTCTTAAACAACCCTGTCACAGGAGGAACATATAATCTCGAGCTTGACGGGTACAACTCCGAATTGGCTCTGGCATTCGAGTACCAAGGTCAGCAGCATTACAAGTATGTCCCATATTTCCACAGAAACAAAGAAGCGTTTCAAAACCAGCAGTACAGGGATTATATGAAGAGGGTTATGTGCAGGGATAACGGAATAAAGCTTATAGAAGTTCCTTATGACGTAAAGCATACAGATATAGAACAGTATATGAAAAAAGAGCTGGTGAAATTCGGGTTTATTTAGAAGCTTATCGAAAATGATTTTTTTTACCTTCTTTTATGGTTTAGTTTACTGTGTTTGGATGGCGAACTTCTTCAACGGTTTCGTGCTGTACGACATTCTTTCTAGCAAAGAAGACCCCGTGAACATCGATGTTTTCAAGAACCTCATCAAAGGCCATATGAAAAATCGCAATTTCTCCTCCTCTTTCTGGAATCGAGCTCTTGAGCGAGTCATCGCATCCGAACGTTTGGATGCGATCGAGTACTTTTTGACAGAGGTAACGAAGCCGGATTACACCCACCTCCACACCGCACTCCATACAAGAAACCCCGCGGTGGTAAACTTGGTCTGTCAACACGCTTTGCCTGTCAGCATCAATCTAGCTTTGGTCGGTGCTGTTGCTTCTGCGCCCATTAAGTTTGTCAACTTGCTGTTGGACTTTGGTGCAGATCCAAACCACTGCGAATTGGGCGGAGCCGTAGAAAACGCGGCTGCACGTGGCCATCTCAAAATTTTAAGGCTTCTTCATGCGCGTGGAGGTAAACTAACGCCTTCTGCCCTTCGTGAAGCGTGTCGCTGGGGACATAACGACGTGGCCTTTTGGATATATGCGAAAGGAGTCCGGTGCCACGAGAGTTTGTACACCCAAGAGTTTTTGGATCTCAAAAGAGAAAAGGAAAATGAAGCACAGAGAAAGATTTACTTTTGGTACATGAAAAGACTCATGTGCAACAAAGAGTTTATCATGAAACAAGCATTCAAGAGCTACGACAAGCTCTTCGGAGTGCGTGAGTGCGTGAGTGCGTGAGTGCGTGAGTGCGTGAGTGCGTCTTGAATTTATATTTGCATTAAATTCACACCGTTTCAATTTCATCCATAGCCGGTCTACTGAGAAATTTTCACAGCGTTTAGTATAGGGATAGTTCATTATGACGTAAGGCATACGTAGAAAAAAGAGTTGGTGAAATTCGGTTTTCTGTAATTATATTTTTCAATATAAATGAACGACTTAATGATGATAGCAATGGTTTCGGGTATAGTAGTTATTAGTGCAGCTATCGTTTTTTTCGCTAATCGCGAAGGCTTCAAAAGCGACAAGACAAACACTGCTTTTAATAACTCTCCTAAATTCTGGAATTGGAAAAATATAAAAATCGTAGTGTATATAAATGGGAAATCCAAATACAAAATATTATGTAGCTATAGGCGTCTTTGCAGTGATACTTTTGGGTATAGGCATATGGTGCTTCACAAAGAAAGATAAATACGAAGGTGTATACGACCCATTATTAGAAGGTGATGTTGTTCACTTAGATAAGAGCTTGACGAAGTTCTTTAAAGGAGTTGGAGCAGATCCTACAAATAGAGTAGTTGATCAACGTTATTTACTTGCCTGCCAGAACTGCAATAGAAGGAATGAAAGATCGAGCCCTTCAGACTGTTCCAAGTGTACCGCGTTTATGAGTGGTGTCAGACGAAATGTCGAAGGTGTGTTGTAATTTATTACCAATTGTTGATTTATTTTCATAAAATAAATGAAAAGGGTTGTCTTGAAAGAAGAAAATTTCAATAGCCTTCACGAGAAGGAGTGTAAATATGATGATGATTATGAACCTGCTCATATCAGTGTAACTGATTGCAAGAGACTGAGGCCTCAGTTTAGTTCTAACACAAAGAAAGCTATGCGGTTCGCCGCTATATCTAACATACCTCTCTTACCTAAGATCAACAATAAAGATTCGAAGGAAATCGTTCTCGGAACCTCGAAGTATCTCCTTCCATATTATGTTTGCGATGACTTATTTATGACTTTTACGGTACCTGATGAGATGTGGAATTTAAAGCTTAACATGCAGTTTCTTGATTGTGTTCTCGCGGGCGCCTTTTCCGACACGGACGTGATTCGACTAGTAACAACTGAGAGAGACTTAAAAAATGACCAAGGTGGGCTTAGAGTCACCGCAAAGGAGATTTGCTACTTAAAACACAAGTATGGTCTTAAATTTTACAAGCTCGTAGACAAAGAATACAAAAACGTATTTTTTCTTTGTTTCAAGAAACCCAATTCAAAATGTAAAATAATAAGTGGCAATGAAATAGAATACAACTAAATAAAATAATTATCAAAGATAAATGAACTCGTACATTTATCTTTGCGGAATGGTTGCACTAGCTATCTTGTTGGTAGTTCTTGTTAAAAAGTTTGAAGAGAACTATAGTATGAACCTTGGAAACTATGGAAAAGAAGTTCCCTCTATATGTTATGAAGTGGCTCCGGTAAATTCAACGTGTAGAGCTTGCTCGCTTAGCTGCTCAGATCCGACAAATTGTACCAATTGCAAGAAAAAAATGATGTGTAGCGAAACAGAACCTGAACTGGTTTCACTCAACGAATCATACACGTGCCATTCCTGCCACGTGTCGTGCAACAACCCCGAGGAATGTTTTGAATGCCGCGGAAAATTGGTTTTGCCTGGCGTATTATAATTTAAAGTAGAAGTCTTATTCTAAAAATGACATCTAAAAAAGTTAAGATAGTCAAGCTTCCATTACACCCAGAATTAAAAAACAAAGTTTTTACACAAAAATTTCCGAGTATGCCTATTCTTTATCTAGAGCTTCTCGAAAATAAGGCGAAAATCAAGCCCGAACTTGTGAATAAAGCATATGAACCGCCCGGCGCAAGCTCACCCGCAAACTCGTCTGCAAACTCGCCTTCGGACGAGGGTCCTACGCTGGAGTTTGCAGACTCCCCTCGATCATCGCCTGATCGATCTGGTTCTAGGTCGATTGAAAACTATAAAAGTGAGGACAATGACAGTAATGACGAGAGTGGTAGGATGTCTAGTCCAGAAGAATCTGGTGCAAGTGAGTTCTCAGATCGGATGTCTGAAGACTTGAAATCTGAGGGTAACAAAAGCACAACACGATTGTCAAACCGAATGAAAGAACTTTTGGATAGTTCGGATGAAGAAAGCGGACCAAGACCCACTACATCAAACGATAGAAAGGGACAATATAACGCGCCGTCTCTTAAAGCTCTCGAAGAAAGTGGAAAATTTATTCGAAAGCGAGAGATCGAAGATATCGGACACACTTCCCTCTCGGAACAAGAAAAGGATGATGCAAAGCGAGAACTTCTCTTCAAGTTCGAACTTTTAAAGAAGTCTTATAAGACCGATAATATACCTGAATTTTCGATTCATTCCGATTATGATCAAATGAAGAAGTCGTATGAGATGACATTGAGAACGCTGTCACTCGATAAGTCTGTAGAGGATTATAAGAGATATCTTATGGGTGGTTTTATGCTTATGGAGTTTGTATGTGGGAACTGGTTTGGGTTCGATATGAGCGGCTTCACCCAGCAGCAGATGGTTTCGATGAGTTCATATGAAAAGTTGTTGATAGAGCTTGGAGAGAAGTCGTATGTACCGACTGGTTCTAAATGGCCTGTAGAAGTACGGCTGTTATTCCTTGTTATTATGAACGCGGCGTTCTTTATTATCTCTAAGATGATTCTGAAGAAGACCGGTTCGAATCTAATGAATGCGATGAACGGGCTCTCTTCGAACGCTTCTGGAAATCAGCAGCAGTCTGGTATAAAGAAGCGTAAGATGAAGGGTCCTACGGTGTCTCTCGACGATATCCCAGACATTGACGATCAGCAGAGTACGACTAGCTAAATGTTTAGTTATTTTTTCCATTAAATAAATGGAAAAAATTGTATTGTCAAGATCATCACGCGATGATAAGAAGTACATGGTAAAGGTAGATGGTAAAGTAGTGCACTTTGGAGCCAAAGGATATTCAGATTACACTATGCATAAAGATTACGAGAGACACCTCAGATATATTAATAGACACAAGGCACGAGAGAACTGGAAGAAGAGCGGTATTGAAACCGCTGGATTCTGGGCGAGATGGATACTATGGAATCTTCCGAGTTTTAACGATAGTGTTAAAGATACCGAGAAAAGATTTAATATAAAAATTCGTGTAAATAAGTGATTTAAGTTGGTACAGCCTTTAATAAATGCTTCCAATCGTTTTCCGTTTTAAAGTCTTTCCTTTCCTGAAAGACCGGATACTTCCAAAGTATAATGATATCCTTAGAAAGGAAGGTAATCCAATTATAGTTTTAAGTAATGAAGAGCATACACTTCTCGAAAAATACATATCATTTCTCGGATGCATCTATAACAAAAATATAGGCAACCTAAAAAAAGAAATCGACATCAACGAGATGCATCCATTATTCGAGATCATAGAAAAGCACGTCAGCATTTTTTTACAGGCTATGCGTCGATCGGTATTGGACGAAGACGAAAAAAATAAAATTATAGAGCAATTCGATACGAGCGCGAAGCCATATGTCGTTCACATCTTATCTTGAAAGGATATAAACGTGCATATGGAAAGAATAACCAGCAAAATAATCATTACAATTAACAGAAACTTGTCAGATACTTCTCCGGCTCTTTTCTGTTGCGTATCTTCAACGTATCTCTCTACGTATCCGTTTTCATCGTACGGATTCTTGTACAGTCCCAGTGGTATACTTTCCGGTCGCTTCTTTGTATCTGGAGAAATGTATGTACACGGATACTCTTTTTCAGAGACACAGGAATTTTCGTACTTTGGATATGCAACTCTCCCCCCAGAAAGGAGATTATCGGCTTGACCTACGTTATACATTTATATTAGTAAAAATAATATAAATTTACTGCATCAAGTATAAGTGATACATAAGTTTTAAAGCGTGTCTCAATTGAGCGTTTTCCTCTACCTTTGTACCGAGATTGTCTTTTGTAACACCTTTAACCTTTTTACCGAGTATAATAGAAAGACACAAGTCGTAATTCGCGCCCTGTTGACTGATAACAGATGGATCAGAAAAAATATAAGGTGCAATCTTCTCGTAAAGAATTTCGATCGTATTATATATATCATAGATGGTCATTTCCGAATATCTGTCTGCAACAGACACTCCGTTGTGCTGTAAAAGGTATGCAAGTTCATCTTGATCTACCCCAGTATTTGCTATAACAAAGGATAGTTCCTCTCTGACATACAGCTCACAATCTTCCAAAAGCTTACTCTGCGTCTTCTCCGGAATCTTTACACTCGCTTCGATCCTTTCTAGGCAAAAGATAACGCTAAATAAATTAAATAGCGAATCCCTCTTTGTAATTTTTTCTTTGACCTGCGACGCCTCTCGTATAGCCAGAAATATCTGTTGAAGGTGCTTTTGTCTCTTTTCTATCCACTCGATAATAACTGGATTTGTCATCATAACTACTTCAGATGAAGGTGCAGTGTTCGTGAAATATGCATTTAGATAGTCTGAAAAAAATATAAAGAATGGTGTTTTTGGGACATTCAAAGTATACACAAAACCAGTAGTTTTCGGCTTCTTTAAGAGCTCTATACGTACATCATCGCGCTTCACAAGACGATCCACGTGTGTCGTTATAGCATCCCTAACAGAACACCAAACAAGCTGCTGGAATAATTTCGAGACAAGCTCGAAATTTTTTCGTTTCGAGTATGCTTCATCCTTTGGTATATCGAATATTGTTTCTAATGCGGCGAACGTCATAAACTCTTTTATAGAATCGAATCTGCCAGCGCCTTGAACATCAAAAGGCTTACTGCTATCTCCAAGGGATATAGCTCGATATTCCTTTGGTTCTGTTCTGTCAGAATAAATCTTGATAATTTTCTTTTGTTTCTTAAACACGAGATCCATAGAAGGTATATCTAAACTCGGAAAAGTAAGACGAACTTGTACAAGCACAGAGTTTAAATTACTCAACCTGTCAATAAACTCAGGTCTCGATGTCCGAACCAAACTTTCATCATAAAGGCTATAAACCCGATCAAGCATCTCTATGTCGTGAGAGATGATATCCTTATATGGATTGTACAGAAAAACAAGAAGCTCTCCGAACTTTGAGAAGACATACCCGATTGCGTGCTCGTGATTCTCAAAATTGGGATCACCATTCCCAGAAGTATACAATTCTGTGAGTTCTTTTATAATGTTTGGTTCGACAAACCTATTAAAAAATTCCATCAAAGTTGCAATCTTGATGCACAACATTGCATACTCTTTCCGTCTATCTATGGTGTTGTTCCAAGAGCGTCGTATAAACTGGTACGGCTCTTTTATTTCTTCAAAAACTTTTTTATAAGAGCTGGGGTTTGCCTTAAAACTACGAAGAAAAAAGCCTTTATCTATAAAGGAACTAACAAGCTCAGCCTTTCCAGACACATCACAATGTTCAAAGACAGAAAAAATTTTGTGGTATGGGTTTTCCGCAACGTTAACATCAAGATATTCTGAGTTGGAGTAGAAATTGTAGTCGTACTTATTAAGGTGGTCTGCCATCTCAGTAGCAACATAGATGTCGTAAAGCAAGTCATCCTCGTTTTGGTACATCCCTTCTATTCCTTTTTTACACGGACTCATGTTATCGAGTAGGAACCTTTCATAATTACTATTTACGATTCGGTATACCGTATTGTCGAGTAATTGAAGCTCAATGTTTGCTGGATCAATGTGCAGTTTCTCTGTAAACTTGCGTTCGGCGGCGAATACGACAAAAGAAGCAAGGCGATCTGCGTACGCGGTATTTAATAGTTCATAAAAATTTCTCAGTCTGTCACCGTCATCCGAAAACTCTAACGTCAGAAAGGTATCGATATACGGCTTAAAAAGTTCATTCTTAGGAAATGCCGACAATAGGATAGACTCTATAAAGCTTATATCGCCTCTCACGGGATCCTGAACACGTATATCTAACTCGGCTAAATCAAACTTTCTCTTAACATCTCGAAGTTGTTTTGGTATCGTAAAGCAATCCATTTATTAATCAAAATTTTATTAGATTAATAAATGTTGTCAACCGCCTTTCTTATTAAGCTAGGTAAGAAAGAAAACTATGAAAAAATGTGCGCCTGTAATTGTCCCGATGATGGAAACATTTCAAATGTGAAAACAAAGATCCGGAAAGAGGTTATTATTTTTGTTATTTTAGTTATACTTGATATTTCCCTCCTAATCTACACACTCTACTGCCTTATGTCAATGAAGCTTCAGTGGTATATAACACTTATCCTTATAGGTGGTATGTTTTTGCCCGGAGTGGGATTTGGGATTCAAATCGCAATTATTGGCTACTACACATTCGGGCATCGTCCTGTGAACTCAACTGGCAAACCCTTTTCGGGCGCGATGGTCAGGAACAAACTTGGGTAGAGCCTTTGTCCTTGCCAAGAATGCTTCCTTTGTCTCAAAGTCGTGCTTGAAATTGCACTCGTAGACGTTTTTGCATCTGCTTTGGAACTTGCAGAGAACTGGGTTGAACTCTTCTATAGTATGAGCGTAATTGCACTCTGGACGACGCTTGCAATCCTTTCCCGAGTTGCACATCTTTGTACATTTCAGGTTTCGAGGAGCTTCTGTTGGAGGGGGTGCTTCAGCCACTGGAAAAGGTCTGGGCGCAGATCTTTCTCTGGATCTCTTCTCGACCTTCACGAACGCCTCCTCTTTTGGAGGCAACTCAATAGGTTCGTGAGCAACGTTGGAAAAGAAATCTGTCATCTTCTTCCACTCACCTGTCCTCCCAGAACTAAACTTCTTCTTGCCTATCTTTAACTTCGAGTCAGACAGGGTGGGCGTATCGCTCGATACATCCTGTACTGAAAGTTTTTGGATGCTCCAACCTCCAGACGGCAGCTTCAGCTTAACGGCGTCGACTTCGCTTGTCGAAGTAAGCGACTCATGTCGAGGGCTATCAACGGTCAACATTGGAAGATTGACAATGACACTCTTCACAATGCGTCTCTTGTAGCGGCTGTTTAGATAATCTGCTGGTTCGTTCTCGTCTTCATCGGAGCACATGTTGTTGTATGTAGTCTTGCGTTCCTCTTCCGTTTCTACGTCGTATTCGTCTTGATCGCACTCGTCGACCCAATTCTCTGCTTCCTGTTCTTTATATTCCTTGCGGGGCATTTCCTGTAAACTATTATTTGTTTATATGATGAAACAAATAATCAATTTGATTTCTCGGTATTTTCCTTCCACAGTTTTTTTAAACAAGTGGCTATTCAGCTCTTTGCATCGGCTATTCAAAAATTTTAGCGTTATGTAAACACAAAATTTGAACCAATTATTTTGTTATCTCTTTCCAGATATAAAGTGCGATTTTAAATTCGAGTTGGATTTATAATGACACGATAAGTGGTTGTTGGATTGATTATCGCAAGATAGAATATCATATCCATTATCAGTTGAATAGATTATTTTTTTTATTCCATATGCTTTAATGCTTTTCAAGCAATGATTACACGGTTTTGAATCTAGGATATGTGTCTTTGATGCCCGGATGACAAATAATGTACAATTTTTAAGATCGTACCGCTTCTTAAACCTGTGGAGAATCATTTGCTCTGCATGCCCTACTTGTCTATTTGAAATTGTGTTCACGCTCCATTCAAGTATCTTACCGCCCTTTACGAGTCCACAGGCGTGTTTATGCATTCTTATCGTACTACGTTCCGAAATTTGCACAAGATAGTTGATGATAGCTTGGAACTTATTACTTCCCACAAGCATTTAATTCAAAAAATACTTCTTAAAATAATGTACCAGTTTGTTAATTCATTTATAAAATATATAAATGAATCACTCAATCATATCTCCAAGCGAGGAAGCTCCTCCCCGGCGATTCTTCCCGCGCGAAGGTTGCGCGGGAGTAAATGTTTGCTGAACAGGAACTTCAACATTGGTACTTCCAAAGCCTCCATCGCCGCGAACTGTCATAGGAAGATCGCCTGTAGTCTCTGTAAGAGACGATTGCTCAAGCTTGCGAACAATCATCTGAAACCCGCAAAATGGCAGCTCGATATCCTTTGCAGTCTTGTCGATTTTAACCAGAACAATCTTAATAGTTCCGCGATAGTCGGGATCAATGATCCCGACGCTGTTCGCCATCATATAACCTGTCTTTGCAAGAGACGACCGCGGTACCACCTCTACATAGTATCCATTCTCTGGAATAACCGCAATTCCAGTGTCATACATAACTGCTTGAGGATCTGGATAGCGACCATTTACAAGGACAATATTCGACAAACTCACAAGAGTGAGATCATATCCCACATCTGTTTCATGTGCCTTTGAAGGCAAAATTGCGTCAGGATGAACTCGCTTTACTGTGATGGAAGGCATCTTTTATTGTCGGTGTATAGCATTAAATAGATAATAAGTTAAAATTAAATCAAAGTGTAATAAATGGCAATCTCATATAATGCTGTTATAGGTCATAAAGGAAAAGTAACATTACCTTCGGTAGAAAGTTGGGGAACAAACAACAATATTTTGAGAGATCCTCCCAAATCCATTATGACTAGGCGTATAGATAAAGTAAACGAAGACGGAAGCTTAAATGAAATGTTTTATCACTCCGGTGATCGATTCGCTGAAAACATCAACGTATTTGCAAGAGGTGTTAATCCTATGGTGTCTGTACAATACGGAAACGTAAATGGAGGTGGTAGTGGAAAACTTCCTTATCGTATTATGAACGGAGGTGCATTTAGACCTCCCGAGCTGCGTCAGGAGCAACTCCTTCCTCTTTCAAGACAGCCGCGCCTTCCAACAAAGGTAGAATCACAAAAAGGTTATATCGACTATACAAAATCGGCTTTGTGCGATTCTCAGCCCAAAATACACCGACAAATCGTCCAAGATAAAATAGAAGGGTTTATACCTCCCACAAAAACTATGAAGATAGATAAGCCTGTAAAAGAACATTTCGTGGTTTCATACATCGTAGAAAACCCGTTAAGAGGGAAGTATTATTCGAATAAAAATTATAAGCGAGAGCAGTACGCCGACGATATCAACGTAGAGTTAGACAGGAATATTCCCGAGTACTCTGCATATACAAACAAGAGCGAAAACATTTCTCGCTTTGTCGCACCAGACAAAGAAATTATTCTCGATAACAATCTCCCACATTATCTCTTGCAAACTCAGAAATCAAACAATATAGGCGGGAACGGTGTATTGAACAATGAAATGACCTTAGATAACAATCTCCCACATTATCTCTTGCAAACTCAGAAATCAAACAATATAGGCGGGAACGGTGTATTGAACAATGAAATGACCTTAGATAACAATCTCCCACATTATCTCTTGCAAACTCAGAAATCAAACAATATAGGCGGGAACGGTGTATTGAACAATGAAATGACCTTAGATAATAACCTTCCGCATTATCTCTTACAATCACAAAAGTCGGATAGCAAGTTTGTTCGAGTTGCCCACGAAGTGGATTATAACTTTGAAAATAATATGCCTATAGCAACAGCCGAAACAAATAAAACAGAGAATATACATGTAGACGTCGGGACGAGAGTATATCAACGTCTTCCAGAGGCTTTATCTCTAGGAGAGTTCAAGGCAGTTCCCACTATTCCTCAACGCGAACGTAATATCCAATATAATCAACACTATTCTACTTCAAAGACCGAAATTGCGAAAAAAATAATGAACGAGAGAAAATAAAAACGTCAAGCGAAATAAAAAAAGTAAAAAAATTACATAGTTAATAAATGTCTGTTGGACTTACTGCTTCTATTCTTAATACTAAAGTAATTACCGGAAATGCCGAACGTATCCAGACTTATCGCAACCAAGAGCCGAGTGCCATGATGTGTCCTGTATGGGGTGGTCAAGATCTGGCTGGACGCGAGGTGTGTGCCGATTCCTTCTATACCAAACGCGGAGGTTGCCACTCTGCACTCGACCGTATAAAGGTCGAAAACGATCAGCGTCCCAAGTATGCTAACTTTGTAACCCTTTCCGCTTCTGGAATTTCTGGTGAGAATGCCGATTATGGTTCAAACCTTAGTAAGACTGGCGTTAACCAAGCCGAGGCTGAGAAAAAGGCGAGAAGTGCTTACCCTAAGTTTGGCTTGGTAAGCTCCGAGTCGATTCTTCCTTCTCGCGGAGGTCGGCTTGATACGTCTGCTGCGAATGCATACCAGTCTCAGGATATGGACGCGATGGATGCTGAGGCTCGTCGTGTAAGCCAGAACTTAAACATCGGTTATAATAACCAAAATCGGTATAACAGAATGGTTTCGGGTCGTGTTAATCCTAACACTCACGTAACTTACAACTCTAACGCCAATTATATGAACAAGGGCGGGAACGGCTATGTTACTCTGGGCAGCATGCACTAAAGGCATACACAATTGATTTTTTATTCTATTTATCTTATAAATAAATAGATAAAATGCAGACACCAGGAACGATCACTCATGGAATTCGCGGAGGTGAATTCAAGGCGTTCATAGAGAGCCTTCTAAGAAAGGGGCGGATCAAAGCTAAGTATATTGAGTACCTGCTCGACGATGAATCCATGGATTTGTATGCTAAGGCATTTACAAATCTGACAGCCGACCCCGTCAACAACTATGAGATGCTAGAAAAAATCGGAGATTCTACGTGCAATAAGGCGATTATGTGGTACATCTTCAGAAAATTTCCAAAGCTGGAGAGCAAGCCACAGGGGCTTATGATTTTTTCTAGGTTGTTCCACACCCTGCAATCGACTAAAACGTTCAGCAACATTGCTCTAAGCCTCGGATTCGAGAAATTTATTTCATCGGGATGGATGCGAGTCAAAGACAAGTACGAAGATGTTATGAAGGTGAAACGCAATGGAGTTCTTGAAGACTGCTTTGAGGCGTTCTTTGGAGCGACAGAGTTGATCATTGACAAAAAAACAAAAGAAGGAGTTGGATACGCTATCTGTAATGAGATATTCAAAGGAATGATTTCCGAGATGCCATTTCCGTCGATCAAGTATGAAGAGTTGTTTGATCCGATTACAAGACTAAAAGAGCTCTTTGATTACAACTTTCCGGGAAAGGGGCGATTGGGAAAGTATGAGTATGTTAGTCCGACTGGCACTGACGATGACGATGAGAGTAATAAGCTGAAGTCGATAGATATATACTGGACGAATCTGCGGGGTGTTAGGGCTAAGATCGCATATGGCTCAGGATCTTTAAAGGAAAAGGCAAAGGCGGTTGCCGCAGAACACGCCCTCGCATTCTTCAAGGCACGAGGATACGAAAAGGTTCCTCCTTACAATCATCTGGATTTTCTTTAGAGACGACTTTAAAGATGTACATACTTTTAAAAATGGACGAAGCACATGTCTTAACATTTTTAAAACAACTTGTAGTCGACTATGAAGAAAATAAATTATCAGAAGAGCAGAAGAGGATCGTCTCCGAGTTCTTTATGGAGTTTAAGTTTGGAGATGAAAAAGAGAAGTCGTCAAAAGAACTAATGAAATATCTTTTTCTTGGTTGGTTTATACACGAAACTTGTGGGAAAAAGTAAACGTTCATTGATACAATCTTCTACCAGAAGATTGTATGTCATAGCTTTAAAATTAAGCTTCAGACTCTCTGCTCAAAGAGTTATAATAAGTGTACAAAGATGTTGCTAGGTCCGCAATGTCGCCTTGTTTTCCCGAAAAAATTTTTTCTGCATACTTCTTTTTCTTATCCTTTCCTATCCATTCCTTTTGTATGTGAGCGACGTGTCGCATCTTTTTGTTAGACTGAATAAAATACTTGTCATATCTCTTGAGATCATGGAATAGAACGGATAGATCGTACAATCGTAAGAATTTATCGCCTATGGCATTGGTCTCGTCTTTCAGGAAAGACGATCCTATCTTTAATTGCGGTGTTTCGCCCACCACTATGGTAGATTGGGAAAAGTCTTCAATCTTAACAACGTGCTTAGTTTTGATCTTAAATGAAGTCGTTTCGTCTGGCATTGTATACACAAAAGTCGTCTCTTCCTCTAAAGGCACAACTTTAAGCTTTTCGGCGAGTAAATTTCCGTGTACAAAACTGTACGCATCTTGAAAAATCATCAACGTAAATATAATTTGTAAAATCATACTGAGGTTTTCTCTTACGTCTTTTCTATTAAAAACTTCTGTAAAGGGTATGTTCTTCTGCCACTCTCTGATGTATACAAAGTTTACTTTATCAACAGCTGTACTTGAACACAACTCATCTACGCTATTCTCAGCGGGAGAACACATAAAGCCTGTGTAGAAAACGTTTATGTTAGGTGTATCAGTGCGTAGAGTACTCAATGCGAAGTTGACAGTCATACGATGTAAGATGTTGTAATCCGTAGCTCCACGTAATACACGTGCGTTCTCGAGCAATCCAATTGGTTGGCCATTGCTATCTTTGAATTCCCAACTCACAGAGTCTGCTGTAGTTTCTTTTTTACTCGCGTTGATACGAAACTCGTCGCTCAAAAGAGGTACTTGTTTGCTAAACGTTTCAGAGACATACTGAATAAATGGTTCCCTGAAAGAATTTATTAAATTTTTAAAGACGAACGATATGACGAAAAGGTTATCAAAATCTCCCATTCCTCCATCCTTTCTATAATTTATTTTAGAATTTAAAAGGGCGATATCTAGGTTAGTATCCGAAATGTTTTTGAAAACATCGTCGCGTTCTTTTGATAAATTTTCTAAGAAAGACAGCTGGTTGTAAAATTCCAAGACGTTGTACACGTTCTGGTGTACATTTAAACTCCCAAGAGGTACGTATAATCCAGTAAAGTCTCGTTTAATGTGATTTACGACTACTTTCAGCTCACGGATCTTTTGATTGGAAAGATAAGATTTTATCTTGGCGTAGTCGTCTTCATTGAGTATATTAAGATAAAAATAAAAAGTTTTCAATGAACTGGGGATATCAGTGGACAGTAGTTTTATATTTTTAAAGACCTCTTCATTTTCCATAGCAGAAGGATTATTAAATAACCAAGGGCGCATTTTGTATAGTTTATGACCAGCTATTATAAATTTATCGAGAGCATCTTCATAGTACTTTGATTTATCAATTAACTTCTCTATATTCTTGGCCCCCTTCAAGCATTCTTGATAAACCTTTGGATATCTCTCTTGGATAAACGTGATGAGAGACAATATGCGGTGAAAAAGTTGATTTTCCTTATCGCGGATAGACTTTTCTATTAAATATTTTAGAATAATTTTTGCCGAAAATGGATCCACGATTTTACTTTTTATAAAATCGATATCATCTTGCCGTCTGCATATCGATTTTCGTATTATGTATTCTTTTCTGTCTTCTGTAGGTGCCGGTGGAATTGTTGATTCTATATACGTGAGAAAGTGAATGGTCATACCATTATGATACATCTTTTTAACATGCCTAAAAGTCGCATTTCTATACAAAAGAATTTCTTCCTGCTCTCCGTATCGAGCAATTTCTCCAGTTATTCTTAAAACCTTTGATCCTATTGGAACTATAATTGCCAAGAGACAGCAATTGGCGCTGCCTCTGAGATTTATAAAATGCAATGGCATTTTAGGTGTTAGTGCGGTTGAAACATAGCCTTCATCAAAAGGAAAATATTCCTGTCCATTTACGGGTCTAACACCTCTAAATACCAATATACTATTACGTAGAGGCGGGACGAGATCAAAAGCTGCATCCAGTTTTTCTATATATTCTTTCGTATCGGGGTCCAGAGACTCGATGGATTTTTCTGGCGTGTTTTTGAGATCTCTGAGTATACGATTAATTTCTGGAGAGTTGGAATACTCGTCTATGCTATCTATGATGTCTAATGGAAGACAAGGAATAGCACGTTCAACATCGTATAGTTGTTCGTTGCTGTACTCCTTGTTCTTCTCCATATCGTATTCTAATATTCTTTTGATTTCGTTTTCAGGATTTTCCGGATCAAAGTTCATATTTATTATATAAACTTTTTTAAAAAAAATAATCGTTCAATTTCTACCGTCATCGTACCCACTCCAATAAACGTTCCAATATCTTTGACGAGCTGCCTGATATAAAACCCACTTGACACGGTTGCGGACATCTCAAAAGTTAAAATATTATCGGGTAATACTTTAAGACGTCTCCAATAGTTTAATATAAAATCTTGATTAAATGAATGCTTCCTATCAATCAAAGATATACGAGAGATTGCCAAATCGGCAAGGTTTCGTAAAGATATCAACCCAAAGCCTTTAATGTCATATTTATAAAGCGTTTTTATAAATGAAGGCAGATATACTTCATCAAGACGTTCATTTTGTGTCCACCACCAGAGTGGGTGCTTCTCGCCTTTTGCGTTTGAAACTTGATAGGAACTCAATGCTGGCATCATCTGATCGTAGTTGCCTCCCTTTATGGTTTCCAAAAAAATGACAATATCGTCTTTTCTAACTCCCTTCAGCTCTCGTTTATAGTTCGGAACGCCTAGCATATCTCCCGAGGAAGAAGATATGTTGCACGCGAAGATAAACCGATATGTTTTGTTTATCTTATTTGACGTATTCGCCAACTTACAAGAATCATTAAGAAAGATTTTAATACATCCACACGCCATCGGGTCAAGACGACCAGAGAACGCACCTTTCTTTGCCCCCGTTTTCTTTTTCACTTCTTCTACAACCTCTTTTGGCGTGTACCCAAACGGCTTAAAAACTTCTAAAATTTCTTCTCCGTTCCAAGTTTGCGATAAATCTTTTAAGTCGTACATTTTTTTTATTCGAGTATTTTTTGCCATCAATTTAATAGCCAAGGTTTATAAGAAAATCAGTACTATTAAATGCTTCGGTTAAAACAAAGGGGATTTAAAAAGAATTATTTTTTCAGTCATAATAAGCCTTGGATGATTAAATCGGTTTAAAGGTAGTCTCAGGATATATAAAAATGCCCCGTCAGACCAAGACTACCGATACTAAGAATGTTGTTGCGCAGGATGCTCCGGTTGCAACCGCTACTTCACCCGCCGTAGCCACGGCTGTTGCAACCGATCCTGCTCGTAAGCCCCGTGGAAAGAATGCAACTACTACCGCAGTAGAGGCGGTCCCCGTCCCGCCCGTTGTAGTTCAGACTCCTGCTGTTCCGGTTGCAGAGGAGGCAGTTACCGAGCCTCTTCAGGATTCTGGAGCCGAGGGTGAGACTAAGACCCGCGTGGTTCCCACTCGTGAGAGTGTTATGACCGATTTCGCAGAGTTGCTGAGCCTTGTAGACGGCGAGATTGAGCGTCTTCGCGAGAGTTCTGATAAGTCTCACTCCGCAAAGTACTTGCGCCAGATTCTTCGCCGCCTGCGTGCTCTCCAGAGCAATACTGCTCGCGTCCTTAAGCACAAGGCTCCTTCCGGTCGTCGTAACAACAACTCTGGGTTTTTGAAGCCTGTTAATATCTCTTCTGATATGGCAAAGTTTACCGGCTTTGATCCAAAGGTCCAGCACTCTCGTGTGGATGTTACCAAGTTTCTCTGCAAGTACATCAAGGATAAGAATCTTCAGAACCCCGATAACAAGCGTCAGATCAACGCAGATCCCGCCCTGTCTAAGCTTCTGAATTACGACGTAAAGAGTGGTGCACCTCTCACTTATCCTTCTATGCAGAAGTTGCTTAAGAACCACTTTGCCAAGCCGCAGTAAAGAATTTATTTATTATCTTAAAAATTAATTAAGATAATGATTTTAAGTCTCAAGTATAGTGATAAATGACATACGAAAGTATTGATATTGACATTTCCGATACTTATGGATTTGATTTCGAACCTCGAAAGAATAAGAGACTCAGAACTATAATTTATTATTCCATTGTGTGTCTCATCTGCGGAATTTTTGCGACCGGAGGCGTATGCTTTCTAGTATTGTTAATTTCAAAGATAAAATGATTTTTTTGTTCATACTCATACTTGTGGTTATTTTGTCTAAGATTATGAACAGAGAAGAGTTTCTCAAAACTGTGATCCGGGGAAGCTACGGCGATCTCAAAGCTTTCAAGCAGTTGTTATGCGAGAACCTTCATATTGCGTTAGAGCCATCTGTTCTCCTTCCACGTGTCATCGTTTCTCAACGTATTGACGTTCTCGAATATACCTTGACAGTTGTCCCCCCTCCCCAATGTGATGATATAATCTTAGCCATTGAAACCGGCAATATGGAAGTAATTGATTATGTGTGCAAAAACGTAGATGATGGAATAAATCTTGTATACGCTCTAGTCGAAGAGCGAACGATAAAATTTGCAAAAGTATTACTTGATCATGGAGCCAACCCAAACTGTTTGTATGGGCTGCCGATGCTGTCTGCAGTTCAACACGGAGACTTTGAGATGCTAAAGTTATTATTTTTTTACGGAGGAATACTAACTAGTGATCTTTTCGATCTCGCTATCGAGAATGGCGATTACAAGATTGCATACTGGCTCTCTCTATACGGATTGAACGGATACGAGACACCAGGCTTCATCGCCTACAAGGCACAGCAGGCCGCTATCCGAGACGCTGCCCAGCGGAAGATTTACTTTTGGATCCTACCAAAGCTGTACAGAAACAAAGAGTTCGTTATGAGACAAGCAAGCAAGAGCTACAACGACCTTTTTGATAGTCAAGTGCAAGTCTTATAATATATTCTTCAAGACAAGTATTATATTAAATAAATGCCAGAAGGTCCTGAAGTATATATTTTAGCAAAAGTTTTTAAGTCCATTGGATTCGAATCAGATTCCATCGGAAAGCATCTGATTTTAAGAGATGCACATACTGGAGAACTTTTTGATTTCTCTTTTGGTTTAGGCGGAAAGATAAAGGTAGAGGATAATCTAAGTGTATCCAAAATAAACCATCGGACATTACCTTCTGGGTACAAGTTAAAGGTGCAAAAGAAAAAAGAAGTGGAAGATAAACTCGGAGTTGATTGGATGAAAGCAACGAAAGAAGAGATAGAGTATATTGTCAAAGGATGGGTTAAAAGAAAAAAGCAAGTTGGGGCGTTGATTCTTGATCAATCTGAAATAGCCGGTATAGGTGTTGTATGGGCAAGTGAAATACTTCATCGTGCAAAAATTCAGCCAGAATTGAAGGCAAATTTAATAGAGTTTTTAGATCTTAAAGATAATTTAGTTGATGCCATATACGAAATCGGAAAAAGGATAAAAAAGGTGTATTTAAACTCGGTAGAAAAAGACGAGAAAAAGTTTATAAACTCTTGGTTTCATAATCTGTATCAAATTAGAGAAAAGGAACTGAAGGTGAGCTGGTTGTTGCTGAGCCGAAGTGTAGTCAAGTTCCTCAATTGTCCAATCTCTGGAGGGATGGATGTAAGCCGGTTATTGTAGAACGAAAATGTGGTCAAGTTTCTCAGTTGACCAAACTCAGGAGGGATGGATGTAAGCCGGTTATTGTATAACGAAAATGTGGTCAAGTTTCTCAGTTGACCAATCTCTGGAGGGATGGAAGTGAGATGATTATTGTAGAACGAAAGTTCAGTCAAGTTTCTCAGTTGACCAATCTCTGGAGGGATGGAAGTGAGCTGGTTACCGCTGAGCCAAAGTGTAACAACACTATCATCTTTCTGACATCCGCCATCGATCCAAGCTTTGTATTGTTTGTAATTCCAAATAGCCATTGTGTATGCGTTGTAAATAGTATCTTTGCTCTCAAGAAAATCTCTAAAAATCAATTTAATTTAAGAACAAAACAGAAACGACGCACAAGTTTTATTCTTCAATGTATGACAACCAAACATCAATCTCATCCGCTCCTATCCCCAACTCTATCAATCTCTTCTTTGCTTCTTCTTTGTGCTTCTCTACAGTGTACTCGTTCTTCTCCTCTAGTTGTGTCTTGATAAGCGAGATGACTGTTCCGATTTGTTCGTTGTCGCTGATTTGAATGACAACAAGAGGGTCGAACCCGTTGAGACAATTCACAAGTCGTGAAATCCTACCAGTAAAGCACTTGCATTCTGCATCTCTCATCTCTGTGTTGAGAACTGTCTTAATTTCCTCGGCATGAGGTGAAACCATAATCCGATTCCAAACCAAAACCAAGAGGTCGGAGAAGGCAAGGTTCAACTGCGTATGTACACTCTCGTCTTTTGAGTACTCAATCAAACTTTCCTTTGTAAAGGGAGAAAGAGTAGTATCTGACAAGATAAGGGATGTCACATCCTTCTCGGGTACCTGTTCCTTTAGTAATCTCATTATACTTTCCCTGAGTGTGATTTGGATGTTTGAGTTGTGAACAGACTGGGTGTCTGTATAAACTCCTGGACGAACTGTCCTTTGTCTATTGAGTAGACGAGCCACATTCAACGGGATGTTTTCGATGGGGTTGTTAGTAAGCGAAAGTGCAGCCAAGTTCCTCAGTTGACCAATCTCAGGGGGAATGGAAGTGAGCTGGTTACTGCCAAGCCAAAGTGTAGTCAAGTTCGCCAGTTGACCAATCTCAGAAGGGATGAAAGTAAGCTGGTTACCGCTGAGCCAAAGTCCAGTCAAGTTGCTCAGTTGACCAATCTCAGGAGGGATGAAAGTAAGCTGGTTACCGCTGAGCCAAAGTTGAGTCAAGTTGCTCAGTTGACCAATCTCAGGAGGGATGAAAGTAAGCTGGTTACCGCTGAGCCAAAGTCCAGTCAAGTTTCTCAGTTGACCAATCTCAGGAGGGATAGAAGTGAGCTGGTTGTTGTTCAGCCAAAGTCCAGTCAAGTTTCTCAGTTGACCAATCTCAGGAGGGATAGAAGTGAGCTGGTTGTTGTTCAGCCAAAGTTTAGTCAAGTTTCCCAATTGACCAATCTCAGGAGGGATGGAAGTGAGTCCGTTGTCGTCGAGCCAAAGTTCAGTCAAGTTCACCAGTTGACCGATCTCAGGAGGGATAGAAGTGAGTCCGTTGTTGTTCAGCCAAAGTTTAGTCAAGTTCCTCAATTGACCAATCTCAGGAGGGATAGAAGTGAGTCCGTTGTTGTTCAGCCAAAGTCTAGTCAAGTTCCTCAGTTGACCAATCTCAGGAGGGATGGAAGTGAGCTGGTTGTTGCTGAGCCGAAGTGTAGTCAAGTTTATCAGTTGACCAATCTCTGGAGGGATGGATGTAAGCCGGTTATTGTAGAACGAAAATGTGGTCAAGTTTCTCAGTTGACCAATCTCTGGAGGGATGGATGTAAGCCGGTTATTGTAGAACGAAAATGTGGTCAAGTTTCTCAGTTGACCAATCTCAGGAGGGATAGAAGTGAGCTGGTTGTTGTTCAACCAAAGTTCAGTCAAGTTTCTCAGTTGACCAAACTCAGGAGGGATGGATGTAAGCCGGTTATTGTATAACGAAAATGTGGTCAAGTTTCTCAGTTGACCAATCTCTGGAGGGATGGAAGTGATCTGGTTGTTGCTGAGTAAAAGTTCAGTCAAGTTTCTCAGTTGACCAATCTCTGGAGGGATGGAAG